TACTTTGGTTTTGGTAATTCAAGTCAGCTTGCAATTTAGCAAGATTAGTTTGTTGAGTACGATCTAATCCTGCCTGCTCTGCGCTGAATTTATTCTGCGCTTGGTTTAATCGACTTTGATTACTATAAGCTAAATCAGATTGCAATTGCGCCATTCCACGTTGATGACCTCTATCTAACCCCGCTTGCTCTGCGGCAAATTGGTTTTGTTGCTGATTAAGTTTACTTTGGTTCTGATAAGTCAAATCCGCTTGCAAGCGCGTTTGCTTTTCGGTAAAAGCGTTCTGTGTATCTTGACTTGCAATCGGCATGGCTGCATCTAACATAGCACGTTGTGCAGCCTCTGCTCCGGCGGTTGAATTTTGTAATCCTCGGTTAGCCGCGATACGCTCACCTTTGGCTGCGGCAGATCTCATTAATAACGAATTACTATTGAGGATGTTTGCCACATTGCTTGCCATAGTTTGTGAGTTATCTTGTGGCGGTGTTTGTGAAATGGTTGGCGCACGAGGTTGTTTTTTGTTTAGCGCCTCGGTCATTGAGCCTAGAATTGACATATATTCTCCTACAAAAAAAGACCGCACTTTGGCAGTCTTTTATTGAAAATTTATCTAATGATTAGCGACTTTGGCAAAAAATAGCCGCGAGTTGATTAGGACTGAAGTACCATCCACTCTCGCCACCGTGAATGGCATTAAAACACCATTCGCTACAAAAATACTTGTTGCGCTTTTGTTTCATACCTAACACAATCCCTAACGCCCCCCACCAGTCATATTTTGCACCACAAGTGCGGCTTAAATAGGCTTTAATTTGATCTTCTGTTACGTTATCTAGTGGTATCAAATCCCATTTTATGTTATTACTCACATCAATCTGCTTACAACGTACGCCACCATCTTGGACAGATGCCGAATAGCAATCATAAATACTGACACTGCGTTCAATGGCTATTTCGCAATGCGAATACTTACCCTTGGTAAAAAATCGTGTGATGTGGTCTGCAATCGCCTTGATTGGCTCTTTACGCCAATTACGTTTATTTTTGTAAAGTGCTAAATAAACCCTAGCCATTTTGGTAAGCCTCCATTAGTAAGTTCATTCGCTTAATAATGTCATTATGAATTGATTGTAGTTGCTCAAGTGTGAGATTAGGTTGTTTTAACTCATACTTGCGCATGCGTTGGTTGGCGAGCTCAACCTGCAATTTTTCCAGCCCTGCGGCTTGCGTCAAAATAAGATTTGTCGCTGTTTTGTTATCCAGCCCGGCACGCTGAGCAAAGTCTGTGATATAACGACTGCACTCACCTTGATAATTTACGGATTTAAAAGCTTCTGCGGCTGCTTGACGCTCACGGTACTCGCTTTCAAACCGTGTCCACGTGCTATAAATTGTTGCCGCGTAGTTGTCAATTTGCTCAATTAAATTGTTACGTTTTTCTGCCAAAAGTGCAGTCTGTTTTTCTTGGGAGCTCACCCATTTTTTAGTTTTTAAATCAAAAACATGATACGCACTCGGCGCGCTACCCGAACATTGGATAACGCCATTGGCTACCCAGACAGCTCCCCCNATATTGATCTGCTCCTCTGTCACCACATAACAATCGGGAGGCAGTTGCCCGCTATCTAATGCATCATAATTTGGCTCAAAGGTGCCTGTTTTAATGTTGTAGATCATTATCTATCTCTCCTTAAAAGTTAGCCCAACCAATGACTTGTAGCGTAAAGCCAATAGTGCCTGATTGTCTGCAATATACTCTTACAACATTGCCTAATGGCATCTGTGCACTGCAACCAAATGTTGCATCACTGTCACCTGATACGACAGCCTTAGCAAAGCCGCTGTAAGACATCGGTAGGTGGATATCAACAAATGTAGGACGATAGTTAGTCAATCTAACCCCCATCCACGTTATGCGGATACCACCATCGTCGTTAACTGGGAGATCGACGACCTCCGCACCGGCATAGTGCGAGGGGAACCAATAATTGTGGCTTCTTGACTTTTTGTGCGTGTCACCAACTAACGCGAATTGCTCATCTAACCAACCATAACGTTTACTCCAAATGCGTCCGTTATGGTGTATTTGGGCGGTTTTCTCCCGCCTATCTGTGTTGTAATCTTGCCCTTCCGGTGTCGTAAAAATGTTAAACGCGCCCGAATAATTGCCCAAATCTTCCGCTTGAGTCGTAACCAGTGGAACGGGTGAATTCCACATTTTGTAATCAATCGCCGCCCAGTTAACACCTGTGCTCTTAATTGTGATAAAGCCACCGTTATTCTCGAATGTCGGACGCCCATTAATCAGCGTATCGCCTGTGCGAGGGACATATCCATTATTAACCCAGTCTTCATAGGCCACGACTTTCCAAGGGCCACGCTTTGGCAAAAGCGCGGAATGTAACTCAGTATCATTGCTCCAGTAGCTTAGCTTGTAAAAATTGGATTGGTCATCCGGTGTGGTTTCGATGCGGGCAAATTTTCCGGAATTATTAAACTGATTAATAAAACTGTAATCGCCATATCTTATATTTAGAGACCCTGTCATGGTATCGCCTGATTTTGATACCTTTCCATCGATATCTTCTTTTAGTGCTATCTCTCCATTACGTTTTGGCAATCTGAGGTGGTTGATATTGTGCCCCGCCCCATCACGATAGATCATCGAGCCAAAATAAGACTCGCTATCCGGTGTAACCTCATAGACAAGATATTTATTTTGTTTATTTTTTAACGCAATACCTGACCAAGCATTAGTTTTGCTATTAATGACCAGATTACCATCCATCGTATCGCCTGATTTAGCGACACGAGTATTTGCATTATCATTTGCCGATTTGACTGCCGCCGAGGTTGCCACGGTATCGTTGTTGTTGCTGTTTACAGCGTTACTTTTTTTACTGTTTGGGATGTAGTTATTCAGCGCAAGGCGTAAGGCGGCAATACCTTGTGCTAGTACTTTACCGGCTTTTGCGGTTAAGCCGAGGTTCTCGCTGTCTAGCCCAGTGTCGCTTGTGAGTTGGACGATACCGGCTTGTGTACTTGATGCACGAGGGACATTTAGAACCTTTTCATATTCAACTTCGCCATCTGCAATACTTTTTGCTTTAGATGCCGATATTTTTGCTTCTTCTGCTTTCTTCACGGCGATATCTGCATTAGTTTTAGCAGAGCGTTCGGCAGCAGATAAATTTTGGGCTGATGTGGCGGCTTTTGAAGCATAGTGATAGGCGGAATATTTATCGCCGGAAACAGGCTCATCAATGGGATTCGATGCCCATTTTCGCGCCCAATCTTCCGATTTATCGGCGGATTGACTACTTGCTGCCGCAGAGGTAGCAGATTGTGTAGCGGAATTAGCCTGACCGATTGCGGTTTGTGTATTTGTTTCAACGGTCTGTGTGTGTTGTGCGACTTGTTGTGCTTTAGCTATGACATCATCACGTGCATTATTCACGCTGGCTTCTGTTTCCGTTAGCATTTTAAATGGGACAGGGTGATTCGGATCGGTTGGCTCCGGAATTAATGGACTTACCGCAAAACCTTTGCCATCATCACGCATTTCAGGGATTCGTTCAAAACTTGCCTGAATTGCATCAAATTCATCTGATACGGCTTGTCCATCTGCTTTGGTGTATGGCACAAATTGGTGAGTACGCGCGTACCATTTTTTCTTAGACACGATAATTTCTCCGTGTAATATAATTTAAGACAAGACCACTAATTTCAAATTGTGGCGAATGAATAGAGGAACCTGAAAACGATAAGGCGATATTGCGACTGTAGCCGGATAAGTGAAATGTCGGTGCCGAATAGTCTTCTGCAGACCAAAGGAAATCGTTCCATAGGGAGTCGTTCCAACGCCCTCCTCCACCGGCAATTTGTAAATCTTTGCCAAGTGTTGCTGCGTGGTAATTGGAGTTATAGTCGAGATCAAAGCGATAACTTAACTTAGATTTCCCTTCGGTGGTGGCTTGCAATTCTGCGCTGTGCCAACTTTTAATTAATGTCGGCGATCCACAATGGTTGAATGCCATTTTTACAATCCAATCAATTTGCTTGCCGGAAAAAGAATGACAATTATCGGATTGGCGGTAAACCTTGCCATCATCAAACACCATATAAACGTTATCAGACGATTGCCAAATGCCTTCTATCTTTTCAGGATAGGTAAAGAAAGTACTTTTTGTTGTGCCGTCAGGGTGAAACATAATGCACAGATGGCGGCCTTCAGCAGAGTAAAAGCGGATTTGGTTGGATTTAGGCTTAGCAGAAGAATAAGCAATACTGTAATGTTGTTTGTCGAACCCCAATTTTCGGTTCGCATCGATCTCACTTAACTTGAAATCGCCAAACTGTTCTGTCTGATCAATTCTTGTAATACCGTTCTTGCTGATAGCCAATGGTACAAAAGAGGTTTGTAGTGTATTCGGATAAATGCCAACAGAAGAAATATCCTTTAACACCCAATCATCACGGCCGGAACCATAAAGCCCTGCTGTTTTGTTTCGGCAACCCACGATAAGTACACCGCCCACTGTCGATGCAAGTGCCGTGATTTCATCACCTAAACCAAATTGCTCCGACCCTAACAACACAGACCATTGATTAGGGTGACCAACCAGTGAATGCCCTAATTGCCCACCTTGGAAAGAGGCGAATAGGTGATTTCGGTGCGCACAAAGATATTGAGGATTATCATTATTTAATAAAATTGGCACAACGACCCCATTTGGTCGCACTTCGATAATCTGTTCGCCATTGCAACCGTAGGCATAAAATGTATTCGAACCGCCATAAAAATTATGGTAGATGAATTGCCAGCCTTTACCCTTTGAAAACGTTACAAGATCGCAAGTTTCCACTGTGGCAACGGTGATACCATTAACCTGTAATGGCTGATTAGCTGTAACGGATTGCGACAATACGGCATAGCCTGACATGCTATCAGGCGATAATGTAACAGAGTAAATAACCCCTTTAACATTGCCGGAGGTAAAATTAGAGTTATCCAGTAAGTTTTCAGGCTTCACCAAATTTTTCAATTTTACGAGATAACTTGCGGGAACAGGCGACCAACCGTTATTTGAGGTGATAAACGCACCGCACTTTTCGCCGTCATCACGAAAGGCGATCACCTCTCCATTAAGTTCAACCACGCCACGAATTTTATCCATTCCGGGAACCGCAGAAACGGAATCTACACCGAACTGAAATGCCATACTTCGATAGCGCAAGTCATCTTCAAGTTCGCCATCAACGCCACTATTTACATAAGTGACTGTGAGATTTACGCCGTTGACAGTGAGATTTACACCGTTGGTAATGTTGATGGGTTTGAGAAAGGAGACCACAAAAGCATTATCCAGTACGTCAATAATCTGATATTGCTTGCCCCCATGAATAAATGCTTTATTACGGAACCGTTCTTTATCAGAAATCGCCCCTACAATTAAAACAGCGTACGCCATTTCAGAGGGGATCATTTTCCCGTCAATACATTCATAGCCTTCAATTCGAGAAAAGCCCCCACCATAATTAGGTTGCACATTTAACGCACTGATCGCTTCGCTATTTGCTTTTGCAATCGGCGGCGTAGTTAAATCCATGCCACCGCTAATAGCAATGAATTGCGATTGAATTCGTGGAAGTTGTGCCATTTATTTACCTAAAGATGGAGTCGGCAAAAATTGAGAGCAGAACAAATGAAGATATTTATCCCACTCACTCTGCCCGCGCATGACTAATTCCTGTGCATTTTGAGATAACGCTTTGCCTTGCATGGCATAGTACACAATCGCTATGTGAAAATGTTCAGGAATGAAAGGCGTATCGGAGGAAGTCTCTAACTGCTGTAAATGATCCGCAGAAAAGCCATCACTCCAAAACGATTCATTCCATGGACGCAAGGATTGAATATCTAACCACGCTTCACGAATTGCATCAACCTGCTCGAGGTTGCGGCCGGCTTGATTGGTAACGTTATACGGACCTTCGCCCGTATCGTTCATTTCACGGCGTAAGCGTTGAGCAAGTTGTAGAAAATTCATTACACGTTACCCAAAAAATGAACGTTGTAATTCTGCACTACGGTTGTTGCGATTTCGCCTTCTTTAGTTTGTGATCCAACGATGCTTTTTGCATCCATTAATAACTGATAGACCGGCTCAGGAACCACTAATTCTTTTTCACGCTGCATTTGAAAAGAACGACCATTTAGCCATACAATCACGTCTTCTGCCCCATCAAAACCAAGGCCGGTGCTGATTTTAATTCTAACTTTTGGGTAATCATCTAGGTTATCGCTTAATGCAACGGCAGTTTGTGCCGAATCTTCTTCGGATTGTGTTGCGAAAATTGATTTTGGCATTCGCTCAGCCGGACGCAATAGCCCGTTATTTTCTTCAAACTCCAAAATCGCATTAACTAAATCGTCCTTGCTATCTGAATCCTTCTTTTCCAAACCGCACTGCTCTTTTAAATGATTAATTAAATCGCTTTTTTTGCTTTTGTCTAAATCGATAAATGGATAACTCATCTTTCTACCTTAAATAAAAAGCCCTGAATTAACAGGGCTTATTGGGTTACATTTTAAAGTTCAGAAGCCGCGCATTCGATACGCGCCAACCATGCTTGATTCAGGATTAGTGCTGCATGCCATGTTTTCCAGCCAACAGAACCAGTCTGGCCAAGTTCATCGCCATGTGATGGCGTCCCCGGATTACGCACTTTGATTTCTGCCGATTCCTTGCCTTTCAACGGCACAATACCAAATGCGTCTTGTGCTAACACAAGAATTTGATAAACGTCTGCATTTGTGCCAGAGGTAGACAACACTTTTTCACTACCTTTTGTTGCGCCGGCATCTGCCAACGGTGTAAAAAGCGGCGTCGTAATAAAGCGGATGTTTTCAACTGACCCGAATTCATACGGAGAGACTACAGATCGGCTACCATATTCAGCCACAGATTTAAACCCAGGTAATTGACGTAAATCAGGCTCTAGGTCAGTATGGCAGATTGCGACGAAAGAGGCTTCGATCGGTTTTGTTCCGATTTTGATAGACGCATCTAAAATGGATGTAATTTTTTTGGCACGGTTATTCATTAACGTGCGCACAGTTTGACGTAGTTTTGCTAATGAAATAGGTTTATTCACCGCGTTACGTGCTACACCATTTGCATAGACGACATTAGTGCCACCTGTAATTGCACCAAAAGTCAAAAGTTCTACGGTTTCCGCGGCTTGTTCGCCAGAAAGTTTAGTTGCGTCTTTCAACACTTCATCTTCTTTAGTGTCTTGGATAACATCTGTGATTTCTGCCCATGCGCCGTACTGTTTGAGGGTGGTTTCTACATCCTCATATTTAATTTTTTGGGATTCAGGGCGTACTCCCTCAGTTAATGGTGTGAGCGCAGGTTTAAACGGAACCGCACGGCGGAATTTAATTTTTTGGCTAGCATTTTTCGGCATAGGTTTAACTTGTCCGAATTTGCTGATTACCAAAATTGGTTCGGCGTGTGCTAACAAATTAGCAATGGCATAGACGCCTGTCTTTTCTGAAATATCACCATATTTAGTGACGTTGGTTGAAGGCATAAATCATTCTCCTCAAATGAACTAACTATCGCCGCTTGTCAAATTCGGCGGCTAATTGATTAAATAGAGCATTCTCATCCACTTCACCGCCACCTTTCGGTGCAGCACGACCTGTCGGTAGTGACATTGCTGATAGCTGCTGTGAACGCTTGTTTCGTTGCTCGGAAATGGAAGATGTAGCCAGTTTGTATTCGTTAAGCAGATAAATGGCATCTTGCGGATCGTCAGAGCTAAACATTGCTTTGACGCCATTTGGTTGCGTATCTACCCAACGATGGAACATTGGATCGCGCAAGATATTATCGGCATCAGGAACGGCTTGAGTGACCAAAGAAATTGAACTATCAAGCTGTTGCTGTTCGAAATCTTGCACATTGGCATCCACCATTTGAGCAATCGGAGCAGAAATATCTTCAAGGCGTTTGTTTTGTCCGGCGACAAAGCGGGACAGGAAATCGGCGACTTCGGGATAGTCAGCGCGTAAACTTTCAAGCTCACCATCAAAGGTAGATTGATTTTGTTTGAGCTGTTCCAAAGCAGCTTGTGCCTGTTGATATTTCTTAGAGAGCGCGCCAACACGACCGCGTTGAGACTTAGCCATGTGTTCATAGCGCTCTTTGTCTGCTTTCATTGAGCGGAAGTGTTCTTTCATTTCATCAGTGGCATTTTTCAACCATTCAGGTTCTTCCTCTTGCGCAACCGGCTGTTGCGGGATGCTTTCTTGAGGAGGATTTTCCTCACGCTGATCAGGCGTGGTCTGAACATTGTCATTTGCGACAGATGGCTCGTTGTTGGCAGTTAGTCCACCTGATTCAAATTGATTAGCGGCTTCATCAAAAGCGGCGTCAGCATTAAATTCTACGGTGTCTTGATTTTCCATGTATTACCTCATTAAGCGGCATAAAGCGGCTTGTGATAATTCGTTGATAATAAAAAACCCGCTACATTGAGCGGGCTTATGATTAATGATCTAGTTCTGAAACGAGATCTTGTAATTCTTTAATTTTACCTCGGAGAACATTGTATTGTTGAGGAGTTAATCCCTCTTCGCACAAGTCCTGCTTGTATTCAATAATCCGAGTATTCAGATAGACAATCAGTGATTTTCTATCTGCTTCGTTCTGTAATTTTAGCTTTTGCATAAAAACTCCAACAAAAAAGCCGAACTGCATTTCTACAATTCGGCTATTGTGGGAAATTCTACTGCAAATATTTCATTTGTCAATAGATTAGTTTGTGTTCAAACCCTCCATTAAACGATATTTACGCAAGATTTGAGCCTGTGTTCTGCTCATATCTTTATTGTACCGTTTAATCCCGTTTTCATAAGCAACTGCGCTGATTTGACCGGAACGTAACGCACGAGTAAGTTTTGCTTTTTCACTTCGCATGGTTTGTGTTGTGCTTTTATCTTGTTCGTAGAATCTGATCAGCTTGCGTTTATCGTCATCTAGCCAACCATCTAACGCACCACGGTTCTTTCTTGATTCATATTCTGTCGCCACTTTTCTCGCTTCTTCGCTCGCTTCGTAGTAACGACTTTGAATGCTGAACTCGTTGGTGGTGCCGATGAACTGATTAATAAATGGCATTCTTGTATTACGTCCTAACTGTTCACGGTTAGGATTTTCAATAAAGACAGTATTCAACTCTTTAAGGCTGCCGAACACTGAGCTGTACCCATCGAACAAGTTTTTAATTTGTTCCGGGTGCATATCAATCCCTAAATTGTCATTCAGAGATAATGCCACATCTTTCCAGAATTGCGCAGTTGTCGCCTTGGATTGTTCCGCTTTCAATTTGTCTTCACGCACATAATTCGTTGTGATTTTGCTTCCGAATGCCGAACGATTAAGAACATTCTGCATTAATGGTTGAAGAATTGTAGGCGTTGCGGTTAAGGTGATTTTCTCCATCGGATATTTTGCCGCTGAAATTTCGGAAGGCGATACTGGAGAAAATGTTTTCATTGAATGAACAAACATATTGGTTCCGGCTTCCGTTAAGGAAATGTCACTCACAGCACCTTTTACGATATTCGTAGCAAAATTCCATGCCATTTGCGGCATACCAAAACCTACAGGGATTTTGAAGTAATGTCCTCCACCAATCGGAATCGGGATGTAGCGGGTAATGTCGCCAAGCTGATCCATTTTGTTACCGCCCTCATCTTCATCGTCCATTGAACGCAATACAGTATAAAGTGCGGTCATTCCGGCAAGGTAAGCAGCAAAACGAATTTGACCTTTACGGGTGGAGAGATAACGAATTAGGTTAGCCGCACCCATCACGGTTGGTTGTGAGAACATATACAAGGCTTTGATACCACGCATTTTGGAGCCTGTTTTGCGGAAGTTGGTAAGCTCCAATGTTGTGGCCGCCGCCTGTTTTGAATCAATGCCGTTTTCCACTAAGGCTTTATAAGCAGCTAATGCAGAAACGGTATCGAACATTTTATTGTACCCCTCAAGGATTTTTCCGGCTTTCTCAAGCTTACCTGCGATTGGGTTGTTTTCTTTTTTCAGGCGTTTGATTAAATCCACCTCGGATTTATCCAAATAAGTACCGTAGTTTGAAACACCGCCCTCTTTGAGTAACTGTTTAAGCATACGCTCTGCCGGCACGCTATCACGCAATTCTTGACCAAAGCCAAGGCGTTTGGTGGCTTGCCATACTTCTTTGTCGGTAAAAGCATTCGCAATGGTTGCACGACCTATTTTATCCATCGTTTTGCTGTCCACTAAACGATTATTTTTGTCATAGAGTTTCTGCACCCGGATAAATTCTGATTTTTCCCAAGTATCACGCATCATATTCATTGGCGCAAAGGTGAGTGTCCATTGCGTCACACCACGCGCATACCATCCTGTCGGTTTAGAAAGTAATTTTAGAAAATCATTTGCGTGTTCCACGTTGTCATTGCGTAAGGCTTCCATTGCTTGTGCCGGCAATTCATATTCATAATATTGGCCACCTTCTTTACGAATTAGCACATTATCACTCGAACGTGTTAAACCTTGCATTTTACGTTTACTAATGCCTAAATTTGCCGTGGCTTGTTCTTTTGCTTGAGAATCGGAATAACCTTTCTCTTTCAGCATGGTTACTTCCGTTTCGTACAAGTCATCAATCTTGCCTTTAAACTCCGCGAAACCGGCATAGGTTGTAGATTTACCCACGGATTTCCACATTGCATCGATAGCATCTTCCGCTTCGGAACTTGTACGACCTTTTAACGCTTTATCTCGTCCGATATTGACCGCACTTGAACCTGCACCTGAAATAATATCGGTATCAACATCAGCATTCGGATCGCCCGTTAACGGCACATAATGGCGATTCGCTTTGTAGTCCCGATATTCTTTCTCGGTGTAGCGTCCACTTGCTCTATCGATTTCCAGTTTAGCTTGATTTAAGTCATAGACCATCTCGGCAACTGATTCTAAATCAGATTTACTAATACGTTGTTCGGTGTTCTTCATAATCAATTCAGCCTCCGGAATTGACCAACCGCCGGCAACACCCACCTTGAAACGATTGCCTTTGTTTTTGTAGTCGGTGTTGTAAATGTCTGCTTTGCGATTATCGTACTGCGCTTTCGCTTTCAAATAGGCATCATTCAAACGGCGTACTTCTACATCAGTGCCGTTTTGTCTTGCGTTATCCAATAAGCGTTTAGTATCACGCATGACTTTTTCATCAGTGCGCAGTAAGTCCAAGTTCTTCTCAATGGAATATTTAGCCGATATCCAGTTACCCACCATGCGCTTCATGGTGAGTTCATCAATCGGATTTTTGCCTTTCTTGGTCGCTTTGGAAAGCGCGGCAATTTTAGAAAGGATCGGCTTGAGATAGGCTTGCTCCAATTCGGAATTCATTGCATCACGTTTCCCTTTAGCTGTGTACATCGCATCTTTCAAACGACGTTTCTCGTGGTCTCGGCTACTCGTGTTACCTGTTTGATCTTCAAGCTGCATTGAATCAATCCAATCATTCACTGGGCGTAGGCTGTCAGCCAGCCATTCATCCACTTTGCCCACTGCCCGATTAAAGCGTTCTTTAAAGCTTGAATAGTCTTTCGCTTTTAAATTATCCCAAAGACTTGGCTCGCTTTCGGCTTTGGCTGTCTGAGAAAGATCAAGGGCGGATTGAACTGTGCTGGTGCGAGAGAAACGAATATCGGCGTTTTCTGAAGAAAAATCCCCATTATTGTTCGTTGCGGATTTAATCTGATGTGGCTCAAATACCACATATGCTACCCCATCTTTACCGCTTGCTTTGTCTTTCCCCGGCACAATGAAACCATCAATGCCTTCATTTTTAATAAAACGTTGCATACCTTCTGATTTATTATCAGGCAACGCTATTGCAAAATCGGTCTTTTCGTTAAATCTTTTTGTGTCGGCTATGAACCCATCAACCAATTCCGCCGCCTGACGTTGAGCCTCGGCTTCATCAAATCCAAAAGAAAGGAATTCTTGTTTATTGGCTTCAATGGCTTGTTCGTACGTTACATTGCGAAAATCTAATGGTTTTTCCATTTTAAGGTAAACTGCATAAGTATTTTCTTTGCCACCACGTTCTTGCGTGCGACGGTTCGCATAACTGTTGGCAATGTCTTCGTTTGAGAAATAAAAGCCAGTACCGAGATTATCAATTGCAATTTTTGCCTTATCAAAAACAGTGAAATCCGCATTAGAACCATGGTAAACAATTAACGGCTTACCACTTTCATCAACAACTTTACTATTACCAAACCACCGTTTGAAATTGTTTGAATGGATTTGCTGATCGCTTTCACCCTGCGCATCTTGCAAAATCTGTAACAAACGCTTATCATTGACTTTAGATAAAGGCGATTGATTAGAAATCTCCGCACTAGATAAGCGAGAGGTCATTTCTAAAAGATCGCCTTTTTCAATTTTCGTCAATTTATGGTCGTAGTATTTATCGCCAGTGGTGGAAATTCCTACTGAGGCTCTTACGGTGTAATCAGCTCCGCCAATATTTAGCCCTGCTATATAATACTCGTATTCTTTGATGTCAGGATTTTTGGCTAAATCTTCATTTGACAAAGTATCAACATAAGTTGAATTTTCAATAATCTGAGGGATAGCAGCAATACTTTGCAAGTGTTCTGGATTGCTGATATCGTGATGTAGTACTTCGGTTACGCCAGATCTCCCTAATGAAATTTCACGACCGGTATCCTTATTAAAATAAGAACCTCGCAGTGTTTTACCATATTCCATTGCGTTACGACGATATTGTCTAAAATCTTCGCTTGACTCAATCTCTTTACCCGAAATTCGGATGGTTTCAGCCTCACGTAACTTTTCCAAACTTTCAGCTTTAGAGCGTGATTGTGCACGGCTAAAGCGAATATCATCATTTTCTTTGGAGAATGCACCTGTGTTATCTGTTGCGGATTTTATTTGGTTAGAATCAAAGGCGACAATTTCTTGTCTGTTAGGATATAAAACGCCATCATAACCGGCATCTTTTAGGATTGAACTAAAAGCTCCGGCATATTGGCTTCTCACCGAAAATGAATTTCCTACGTTGAAAATAAAAGGATCAACTGTGTAATCTTCGTAACCTTGTGCAGAGAGTCTATTTGTTAAATGCTCAGCGACTTCCTCAGCAGATGTAAAATCACTAGGTCTAAATGGGTTCTTTAATGATACATACGCACCAATAATTTTTTCTCCATACGACTCCGAGGTTGTTCTATTTGGAGATAAGTAGAACCCCTTTCCTCTTAATCCCTTATCATTCCCAGCTCCGGCTTTTGTTTTATCAAAAGTTGTGAAATGTGTTTTTGTTCCATGATAAACAACCAATGGCTCACCCGTTCGTTCATTCACCACTTTAGACGCATTATCCGGATCGCTTTCCCAATCGCCGAACCATGCTTTAAATTCAGGCGAGCGAACTTGTTTCCATTGATGGAATGTGAGTTCTGTTTCGCCATTTTCCTTGGCTTGGTTGTAGCGTTCTTCTGTCAGTTCTTCGTTTCGACTAAAACGAACATCGCCATTTTCATTTAATTCCCCGACCGCACTTTCTTTGATTTTAGCAACCAAATTCAATACATCTTCATCGGAGAATTGTGCGGCACGTTCGGCACCAAAGATCTTTGATAAGAATTCTTTAATTCGTTGCGCGGTCATCGCCAGCCATGATTTAGAGGATTGGCGTTGCCCTTTCTTGATTTCTACACCGTAACGGCTTTCAAGCTCATTCCATTTACCGGTTTCATTGGCCGCCATGATTTCAGCGATGGCTTCTTCAATTGCTACTGTGCGATTTGTTGCAGCTAAATCATCTGTGCCTTTGCGTTGATTCTGAATTGCATCAGCTATTTGGCTCACGGCTTTATTCTTGCCTACTTCGGCCATAAGGTTGTCATAAGTGCCTTTGTAGCCAACATTGATTCCTCGGTGCGCCATTTCATGCCATGCAACGAACTGTAAGCGTTCGTCTTTGGTCATGGTTTTTGTCGCTTTAATGCTGTCGGCGACAATAGTGATTTTGCCTGTTTTCGGATTAAACCAACCTTCCACATCGGAGGTGATTAAATTCTTCACGTCTTTTGGTGGGTTAGCAAAGGTCGTAACTTCAATATGTTCTGCCGCTTTGCCAAAGGTTTGGTGTAAGATTTCTTGCGTACGCTGAATATCAGGGTTGATTGTAGATTCTTGATTATTTTTTGCGCTTTGGTATTGACTTAAATCGGCTTCGGTTTTAACATTCAAAGCAGAAAGGTTCACATCTGACTGCATATGTGACGGCAATCGAAGCCCGAAGGCAGTTAAAAATTGTGAACCTTTTATGGAGTTAGTTTCTGATAATGGTGATCGCAATTGAAGCGTAAGATTATCTAAGAAATTGGCTCCTTTTTTCTTATTCCAATAAAGCAAGTCATTTTCTAATCCGCGTTGAATTTGCGAATTATTTCGTCCATATACACTAGCAATATTAATTAATTCAATTCCTTGTGAAGTTTGCTTTAAATGCAAGGCTGAAACAACAGGCTTATTGATTCCATTCACATTTTCCATTAACTCTGTTAAAACCACATAACCATTTTGCTGTGTGCTTGATTTCATTACTGCTACAGGATCATTAATTTGTTTTGGTAGCTGTTTTAATGTATCAGGTGTAACATTATGTTTTCCTAACATTACCTTTTTCAATACTGCACCACTGATCACCACATTAGCATCAGGAAGACCCAGCATCTTCAATACGCTAGGAGTTGTGCCAACATCAATAATTTGCGATGAAAACTTGCCATTGGCTACATCATCCACTGCTTTCGCAAAATCAGAATTGGCTGATTCATTCAGACTTAATCGAATATCTTCATCAACATTCTTCGCTTGCTGCAATGAGCCTAATTTATCGAATGCCACCTCACCAAACATACTGGCTTGTGATAGATTGCCATGTGTTTGAGCCACTTTAGGCGCAAGTGCGGTTAAGGCATTAAGTACGTTTTTAGCCCCTTGGTCGGTGTTCTCAATCAATCTTGATAAGGTTTGACTGTCTCCATAGGCTTGATACAACATTGCATTACGAATGCGTTGAACGCCTGTTTGACTTAAATTGCCTTTACCGTCCAATAACTCATTACGCAAGTTTTCCGGTTGGTTTTGTACGAATTGACGAATGAACGGCTGATTATCCGGTGAATTAATGTCGCCGTTATCTCCTGCAATAAATGAATCCATGCTTGGCAAACGGCGCGCATCCACTTTCGCCTGTTCTAAATCAGACATCCGCATTCCGCCTTGCTCATTGGAATTAATTGCGACTTGCGCAATATCTACCGGTGAAGTTAAGCGGCGAACAAGCACAGGGTTTTCAAAAGAATCTAATTGTGTAGAATCGATGCCAAAACGATCGGCATTATCTTTTAAGAATTGACGATAACCATCAGCGCCACCCTCTTGATAGGCTTGGCGAATTGCCATTGTGCGACCGTTGCCGGCAATAATGGTTTTCCCATCCAGCGCAAGCAAAGGTGCGCCCATATCCATGGTTGGACTTGCCGCCAATTTACGTGGATCTAAATTTCTTGCGATATTATTAATTTGCGATTGACTTGCGGCTCTGTCACGGTCACGGAATTGGTTGTCGTCTTTTTGTTGTGTAGGAGAAAGCGTGGTCGCATCTACCACCTCATATTGGAAAGGTTGATAGTTTCCATTACCCACATCAATTTCATCATTTGCACCGCTGACTACGCCACTTCGATTTTCTGGTGCAACATTGGCGGTAAATTGAAGATTACTTTCATGTGTTGGTCGTTGATTGTTTTCGTTGAATTCGCGCGCTTTGGCAATATAATCCTCAATCCATTGGCGCATGGCTTTACCATCTTTTGGGTTGAGTCCGTAGGCTTCTGCGATACTTTTTAATTCACCAAAACTTCGGTCGATAACAAATTGGCTTTTTGCGGCGCTGTCGGCAAATATCATTGGATCGCTGATGAATTCATTCGCACCGGATAAATCGCCTTTTCTGAATTTCTCTATCGCCTTAGCAACATAGACCGCACGTTCCATTTGTGGGTCAATTGTAAATTCAGGTTCGTTTGGTTGCGCTGTCTGTTCTTCGCCAAAGAAATCTGATTCAAATTGTGCATTCTCCGCCTGTTCTTGGTGGCGTTCCTGCATAACTTGTTGCGCTCTTGCCTGCTTCATGCCGATGGTATTTAACGCACGCACTCGGCTTTCAGAAACAAGGTTATCTAAATCCACAGCACTTTGGTTTATGGTATCAACGTAGCTTTTTAATTGTTCGTCAATCGCAGCATTGCCGGTATTAATGTGATTTAACAAGGTACGCTTTTGATTATTAAATGCACGGCGATCGGTGTAAGTATCCAACCCACCCATGGCGGAACCAAATACACCACCAAGCACGGCGCCATTGATGGCGTTATCTGCCATACCCTCAGTTAAATCTTTGTTCGGGTTGTAGTTGTCTTGCTCCGCCTTGTTTAAAGCGTATTGTTCACCAACGCCTTGAATGGCTTCTGTTCCGCCCTCAACCATTGCACCTTTTAACAAGCCGCCTTTAATAGTTTTAGCCGGACTACCCAAGCCCCAGAAGCCACCACCAAGACCGCTTACCGCATTTGTCGCTAAATCTGTTGCAATTGCCGCAGGATTTAACGCCGCATCACGACCAACTTTATCGGCAAAGGACGCTTTAGCCAAACCGTAAAGTTGCTCTACAGACTTCCCTTTTCCTTCCTCGCTATCGGCAATTTCATAGTAAGCTTCTGAGAATTGTGGGATTTGTGATAGCTGTTCATTCGTCATCTGCATAACCTCGTCACGCTTTTGACTGTAACGGCTACCGCCTGACATTGCGGACATCGTGGCAGTAACTCCAACCATATTCCAATATTTCTGCGGAATGCCGCGCTTAGCCGCCTGTTCCACGGCAACTTTACCAACTTCTTCGGCGGCTTCTTTTTTCAGCAACATCTTACCGGCTTGTTTTACGCCGAATGTTGCCATCTTGCCGGCGCCAAGGGTTAAAACAGTATCAAGGTTTTGTCCAATTAATGATCCAAGATTACCCGCCCACCAACGAACATTTCTAACGCCTTGCCCTTCTCCGTCAAACGCATTCTGATTCAATGCTGCTTTCATTTCATCGGACATCGTTGCAAGGTTTTCATCCGCACCTTCCCCAGCCCAATCACCAACCTTATGCAACCAATCTGCACCGGTTAACGCGCCTAAACCATGCGCAATATCACTTACACCTTTCCACGCGCCCATTTGTACTGCATCAACCGTATCTGCAACAATACCCTGCTGTTTCGGCTCGGTGCTAGCTGACGGCATATCAATATAGGTACCGCCTGTATCATCACCTTTTCTCCCACCAGGATTGCCACTGATAATACCAATCATCTCTTTGTATTCTTTGTCGGAAAGGTAAAAGCTCATGTTATCTGCCCTTTAAATTGAGTAATAAAAAAGACCGCACTTTTTAGGTTGCGGTCTGTTATTGGTCTAATCCGTAGTTGCCTGTCGGGTTGGCTACCGGTGCATTCTTCAATGCCACCTCCGTCTTGAATTTCTCCAAGTCAATTGCCTGCTTGCCTGTTTGCAATTGGAGGTCTGTTGTCAGTTTAGCGGTGCTTAATTTTTCATCCAGATTTAATCTCGCTTGTTGTGATTCTTGATTCATCTGCACTTCAAGCATTTTGATCTCCAGTTCTTTCTCTTTGATCTGTACTTTCATCTGCTCGATCTGTAACTGGTTCTGCATGCGCAACTGCTCTAACTGCATTTCATGTTGCTGTTTCTGCTGCGCCATCTGCATTTGCATTTGGACTTTAAGAAGTTCCGGAGCTTGCGGTTGCTGCGACTGCGCTTCCTGCATTTCTTGGAGTTTCTGTTCGTATTCCTCGCGTGGAATCAGCATGGTTTGCGTTCCCATACTCATAGATTGCATTAAGGTTTTCGCGCCATCGTACCAATCAAACGCGTGCATTAATTGCGGGTGCTGACCGAACTTCTGGAAAATATCGATAATCTGTGCTGTCTGCGTTTCCTTTACCAATAAAGCGGAGGTGCCACGGGCCACAACCTGCATATCACCCTTGATTGTTGCGTCATCACTCATATTCATGTTGTATTCGTAGAATCGGCGGATCAGCGGTTTAGTAACGGCATCATCCCACTCTTTAACCTGGCGACGACGAACGGCATTAGCCGCATTCATCAGCATGGACATACCGCCAAGCGTAGGCGTTACCTGTCCTTGTTCACCTTGAGCAATCATAGGAAGCCCTGATTCCTCATCCATAAATGACTTGGAAAGCTGAATAATATTAGCTAACTCTTGCTGACGACTACCAATATCAAAGATGCCAAAAGCACGCTGCGCTTCAAATTGCGCATTTGCTGTTGCTCGATCGTTGGTTTTCCATAGCTTGTAAGGGGATAACTCCCAATTCCCATCTACCGGAGTTAATACACTGCTATTCACAACAGCTTGTGGACCAATCCCCAAAACGCCGTTATCAATCATGCCACGCCAGGCGGTATTAAGGATTTCTTGCGCATCACGACAAAGGTAAGGGATACCAAAGCCAAATACACAACAAACATCCGGCTCACAGGTATAAATAGAATAAGGAAATTCAGCGGTTTCCAACGGATTAAGATTCACGCTTAAAATCTTGCCGTTACCCGCCATGACAATCACACCATCAATTTCCAAATTAGCGGCGCGTGATTCTTCATCACCAGGGATAACTAACTGATTATCTTCACCTAACTGGCTGTTTGCACTTTCCAGCACACTTAAAGGGATTCCGCCGTGATACGTCCACAGCTCATAGCGATTGTCTTTGCTTTGCGTTTCCAATCCGGAAAGTGTTCTTAATGTATCAACATAGCCATCCATATCAGAACTTGCGGTACGCGTATCGGAGCCTTCCAATTCGCACAGTTCAAGAATACTTTCTTTTAAGTAATATGGATTTTTAGCAAGGGCTTGTAACTGTTTCTTGGTGACATAACTACGCTCAAATACAAATTGGCAATCTTTAATTGTTGGCGCAGTCATATCCGGCACGAAATCCCATGGCAAGACTAAATGTGCGGCAGGAATATCTTTACTTACGATTTCACCAACCCAATTGCCTAACTCATCTTGATGCCAAGCCTTAGATTCCACCGTATCAATCACCGGCGCACGCAAGATTCCCGTTCCTAATACGGCGGCATAATGTAAGCACAATCGAGCTTCTGCCGCGTAATCACATTCAAGCAACTGGTCATCAATCAATTTCTCCATTGCTTCGGCGCGTTCTTTCGCTTCCTGCATAACTGCTCGGGCATTGGTGATTTGCGCAGATAAATTTGGATCTTGGCTGTCGGGCTGTTTGGCTAGATTCGCAATATCCGGCATTGGCGTTGGTGAAATACCGTAGTTTTTATCGTCACTCGGGAAAAGCATATCTGTCATCTGCGCCGTCCATGAATCAGTTTTTGCGCGCGTATAACCGACAAATACTTTTGATTTATTCGTTTTAATGCTGTCTTCGTACTGATTACGGTACTGATACATATCTTTCACCCAACGCTGGACGACCGGTTGGCGCTGTTTGATATGTTCTAAAAGTCTTGCGCGCAAATCTGACCCGAAAGCCGTAATAGCTTCCAGAAGCGCGGATTGTTCTTCTGCCATTTTTAATATCCTGTGACTGAGCTAATCGCTTGATGTGGTTTAATGTTGATGATTTGTTGTTTGAATAGGTCGGGCATTGCGCCTAAACATAAATACTGATTTGCATCATGTGGATGCGAATAACGGTTTTTATCTGGTGATTCTGTGTATTTTTCATCACCACTGACGTTTAATTGTCGATAAGCGTAACCGGTTTCATAACCTTTGATTAATGTTCGGCAGTGCGGGCTAATGAGCATTGCCGGCTGCCCCTTACCAACCAAGCGGGATAGCCACCAACGCACGGCTTCTAATCGTCCTGTTGTGTTGTTTGTATCAGCCGGGCGTGCATTGAATCCGTTTTCTAACAAAATTTGAAAACAGGTTTTTTCATCGGTTTGCGCGCGCTGTACTCCGGCAGGGTCGCCAATGATTTCAACTTCACAGCCTGCATATTTAGATCGGATTAAAGGAGATAGCTGATCTTGAATAAATCGCTGAATCCCCATTCCGGTAGCAACTACTTCATCAGTAATTCGCAATTGACCGACTGGCGAAACTTGCCCAATGATAGCGGCTGGCGTTAAACCAAAATCAAGACCAATGAATGTAAGCCATCCTTTAACCGGAATTAATTTATCTTTTGAAACGTGTAAATCTTTGTTGAAGTGATCCATATAGACGGGTTTACCTGTTTGAACAGTCGCAAATTCGTTGCAAATACGAGATTTAATCCAGCTTAATGTTTGCCCTTGAAGGTTATCAAACCAGTAGCCATAGCCTTTTTTATGGTTTTCTACGTTTTCCGCTAACGGATTAGCGACAAAACGGTGTCCGTGATAGTCCACGTATAAGCCGTTTTCGATATTCGCTTTGACTTCATCAGATAACGATTCAAACGGTATGCCGGTAACATCAATTAACGCACCAGGTTGTGTGAAGAACACCCAATTCTTAGGCGTAAGGCTTTCGCCCGTTTCTTCATCAAGCGCCATTTCAAAGGTATGCCACCAGTGATCGTCATCAGGTGAGTTGGTATCCATAATCATACCGTTCCACGTTGCACCATCGAATCCTTCCGAAACTCGCTTCTCAGGAAAACGGCCTGTACGTGTTACTGCCTCTGTTACCAACATCACCGGTAAGAATTGTGCTTCATTAATCCAAATTCCCGTCAACTCCAAAGACATTAATTTTTTTACATCCTTTGGTTTATCCATCGACAAGAACATAAATTCCGCTTCTACCGTGGTCTTGCCATCAGGATGATTGATCTTCATCATGCCGCTGATTGGACTGTCGTATTTAATCGGGCAAATACTTTCGGGAATCCATGCTTGAAAGGTCTTAATCACCGTTCCTTTTAATTCAGGATAAGTGTTTCGCACGCAAGCCCAACGAGTACGACGAACGCCATCAGAATTAGGTTCTTGATTTAAGCAAATACGGAACATCTCCATAACACAGCCAACGGATTTACCGCTCCCAATCGGGCCACGAATCGCTTTAACCAACTCATTTGATTTATGCACTCTACGAAACGTGGCAGAAGCACGATAATTAATCTTCATCGCCACCTTCCTCGTCATCGTAGAAGTCGATGGCATATTCGACCTTGTGTTTGCTTGCCGCTTTTGCACCGAGCTCTTGCGCTAATTTATCGGCTTTAAGTAAGGTTTCTTTCGTCTGCGCTTTTCTTAATTCGATTGTTTCAAGAGTAAGTGCAATATTGTTGTTTGTGCTATTCAGGCTTTCAATGCGCCCCACCGCTCTGTCTAGTGCAGCTTCCGCAGATTTGATTAGCTTAAATGTAATTTCCTTATCTTCTGCTGTAGTACACCGCGCTAAATCAGCCGTAAATTTCTCAATGCTTTCAATCGCCGAAATGGCCCGCTGGCGCATCAAGTCGATTTCGTCTTTTAAGCTAAAATCAACTACAACATCAAAGGCGGATTTGTCCTTGAAGAATCGCGCATAACCGCCATGAATTATCGGTCTCCCCTCTAAAACTTTCGCAGTCTTTTTAGCAGTTTCATTTGCGACATTCGCACTTTTCGCAGTTTGTTTCGCAATTTCGCAATTAATTTCGCAGTTTTCCTCTAAATCTTCTTTAGATTCAATAACTTCAGATTTCGCATTTTTGTTCGCAATATTTTTAGCGGCTTTCTTGATTGCTTTTACTTCTCTGTTATCGCCCTTTTGGATTTCTTCCATCTGTGCAAAGGCGGTTTCAGGCTTTTTGATATATCGTTTAGCACTGGCAAAGTTCAAACCTTTCTTGCGGCACCACTCCATTACAGATACACCGGTTCTTGCGTAGGATTTGATGTATTCTATTTGTAGTGCGTTCCAATCTTTTCTTGCCATAAACGAGATATAAAAAAGCCCGTGGCTAGACGGGCTGATTAACTACTTACTTAACTTTTCGATCTGCCACTCGCGGATCTTATCAATACGATTTAAGCACATATCGCGCTCACGCTTGAGAATGACTGAATATTGAGTGATGTCGCCGTAGGTGCTGCCGTTAAATCCTGTCTTATCCAAGTGAGCCACATAAGCAGGCGGCAATACAGGACAACCGGTAGCTTGTGGTTTACCTGCGCAAGAACTCAATAACATTACGAGGACCGGCAGCATTGTAAGGATGACTCTGTTTAACATCTTGCGGGATTGATTTAATAACTTCATCTGATTCGCTCCGTGCTTCTGCTTCCGCCTTCGATAGCTCTAGCATGATTCGCTGATTTTCGGCGGCTTCGTCTTTTAGCCTTGTTATCTCTTTTTCTTTTTGAGACAACGCTTGCGCCTGCTCTTTGTTGTCGGCTCTTAAGTCAATAATGGTGTTGTACTGGTACCGCAAAACGCCGAGCAGGCACAAAACAACAACGACACCAACACATACCGCACCAAACTTAATCCGTTTAATTAATTGTTCACCGGGGTTAAACATAGTTGCTTTTCCTTTTCTCTGCGAGAGACAAGCCCGGATAACACTCTTCCGCCAGCTCTCGTCCAGCGTGATAACTCATTACAGGCTTGCGCATACTTGCCTGCATTGAGATATTTAAACATGGTGGATTTACGCATTGCACCGCAGCCAACATTAAACGTGATAGACGTTGCAGCATCAAAAACGGGTTGCGGTAAATTTCGTCCGTTGCCGTATTGGTTCACACACTTTTCCGCCACCTGAATATCATTCTTCCAGCGTTCAGCAATTTCCAAATCCGTATAGATTCGTTTCGGCTCAATCGGCAGTCCGCTATATTCTGTTGAGCCAATACCAACAGTTAACACATCTGATGGGCATTTATACGGCTCACGGCGACACCCCTCAGCGTTACCAATAATTTCTGCACCTGCTTGGCTTAATCGGATTTCATCGCTAAAATTCGTGTACATAATCCCAATAACAGCAAGAACAGAACATACACCCAAAGCGCCTCTAGTCTTCGGTAGAACCATCTCTCAAACCTCGCTTTAACTGTTCCATTTTCAGCTTATGCATTTCTTCTGCTCTACGTTCTGCGTTGTCTCTGACTTTGCCCTCTTGGCATTTAGCGTACATATTGACAAGACCACTGATTAAACCGATTAAAAGCCCGAAGATAGCAAGCCACTCTTGCAGCGTGTACATCGCCCAAAATGCGCCAAACCCAGACCAGATTACACTTTGAGTTCCTGCGTCTTTTAGCATTTTATTCATACTCCACCTCGCTTTTCTCGAGGTAATAAAAAAGCCTGTCCAATAAGAACAGGCTCATAAATTTATACCAATAAAAAACCGAGATGTATTAATTTACACCTCGGCTATTGTTAGAAATAGTAATGCAAAATTAGCGTTAAGTCAATTTATAATCACTTTTGGTGAGACTGTTCAACTTGGCAAATATACCCATCGCAATCTTGATTTAAGTCTAAATGATAGGAGGCCCATAACAACGCCACCGCAAAGAAAATCTTGAACATAATTTGTCCTTTTTCGTGAATTTGAGGTGTAAAAACCCGCCGCACGGATTTCTTGGGGAAAAGTGCGGTCGGATTTTGTGTTGTTTTTAGAAGTCGATTTTGACGGCTTTTGGATCAAACTGGCGCAAGTGTTGCAGTACTCGCCAGTTTGTCATTGGGTCAATCTCAAACTCTTTGGTAATGCGGTTTAAGATTTGGTTTGTTGAGCGTAGTACGCTTAAGTATTCGTAAGCCTGTCCGTAGATTTGCCCGCTCATGTTCGAGCCTAAAACGTTAAAGGCTCTTTCGATATGTTGGAAAGTGCCGACGCCACGTTTGAAAGCGAACCACAACCAAGCAAGCTGTTGAAGTTCATACTCGGTAAATTCAAAATTGAAACGATCATCTTTTTTCGGTTCAGTGATAAGCTCACCTTCAAGCACAATTCTATGCACATATTCCACCGCACTTTGTAATTTGTCGGCGGGAATGTCTTCAATGGTTTCGACGTTCATGTATTGATGAACAAGATTATAGGCATCGGAATAAATCAAGCCTTTCTTGCTGACTAACATATTTACAGCATTGCGTAAGCCTGTGCGGTCATCTGTAGTGGTTTTGCCTTCATACTTTCCTGTTTTACGGATTGCCGGCAAAACTTCTGCTGTAACCCATTTTCTAAAACGGTGCGGAACAGATCCTTTTTTAACGGCATCACGGCAGCGTAAGATCAAAGTGTACATTCCGCTTTCGCTGACTAATGAAAGGCTTTGTGCGCCGTTTCCTGCCGACCCTAAGTTTAACTTAGGGTCGAGGGTGTCGCTTGAACCGACAACCTTTTTCTCATCTTCATCTAAATTAGCAACAGCCATTGATGGGTTGCTTAAATTGATCGCTTTGCAAATATCAATAGCAACAAACCAAGGTTCATTATTAATGGCTAAAGTGCGGATGGATTTTGATTCAAAGCTGAATGTGGAAAGTTGGGTTTGATTAGACATAGAATGTCTCCTTTGGTTTGTTTTCGATATTAAGATTTACCCAGTTAAGGGTGCCGGGTGGTTCGAAAGCCGACCAAAAGAAACGGCTGGGATTATTCCCCTTTCGGGTGTTGTATTCTCCGCCCGCCCGACATAGATGAAATTGGATTTATGCGTGTTAAGTCTTAATGGCAATAAAACTAAACGAGATCACAAATTTTGCGCATAAAAAAACCGCTATGCTATCGGGTGCGGACTTCCGCTTTTGGTTTAAGGTTTCGACACCTTGAACAAAATACTAATAAAAAAAGCCTGCTTTGTAAACAGGCTTTTAAGGATTTTTATGGCTTAGCAATGATTATTTGCTTTTCTCTTGTTCCCACTTGGTTGCTAACCATTCAAACTCACAGAACAACTTCGGACGTAGTTCACGCTTTCTTAGAGCCTGAATATAAATATCAAGAGTATTCCAGTCTTGAATTATAAGAGAACATTTCATTCTCTTATAAATTTCCTCATCGAAAGCACCTTCCCGAATACCGGCAGCCATAAACTCATAATTGTTTAGAATATCAAGGATAGCATGATTTTCTTTTTCGTTTTTCAAAAGCGCTTCAGAACCAATCGTATCAAAATTAATGCCATTGGTCTTTAGCTGAGCGTATAACTTACGAGAACGAATTAGCCCGCGATCCTTTCTGTCAGACATTACGGCATCAATAGTCGCTCTTTGACGCCACTGCAAATCATTACTCGTGTTTTGTTTTCGTAAGGACTTAACTTGAAATCCTGCAAATAATGCTGAAGCGACGACTGCTAAGGTTTGAACCCAAAAACCAATCGTTTCCCCCCAAAATAGTACAGGTGCTTCTGTCATTAAAAGTCCCAACCCTCATTAAAGTTTAAATATTTCATTGTTACCTCCTA